CGACATAGCCGTCGAGCTTGAGGTGCTGACCGCGTCCGTGTGTGTTGAGAAGCGCTTGGATCTGGCGGCCGTAGTCTTTGAGGATGTTCGCGGGCAGCTTGGTGACGATCACGTCGATGATGCCCCAAATGACACCGGCAACTACCGCCTCGTTGAGACCAAGAGCGCGGACATCGAAGCCGCTTTTGGTGGCGAGGTAGGTGATAGCAGCAGCAGCGGCAGCCGTGACCAGCTTTTGGAGCAGGGGACCGCCGCGCGAAAGCAGCAGGCGGACGAGTTGTCGTTCTAGGAAGTTTTTCATTGTTCTGGTTTTCTCCACTCCTTGTAGGAGTTGTAGAGGTTCGTGATATTGGGAACGTAGGTAATCATCACCTTGATCGACCCCCAGTCGCCCGCCTGCGTCTTCTCGCCGTCCACCGGCGGAAGAGGAATGGTCACGCAGCCACCAAGGATGAGCGCGATGGCCATTGCTGCGGCGAACTGCGGGCGGCATTTCATTAGAGTCGGGCGTTGTTGTCCTTGGCCTGCACCAAGCCCCATCCGGCGAGGATCGAGGTGACGATAAGTCCGAGGTCTGGCAGTGCGTCGGTTGCGAGGTATTCTTTCGCTCCGGTGGCGACGGCGATGATGATGGTCAGGATGCCGATGGTAGTTGTTTTCCAGTTTCTCATTTGTCTGCTTTCTGTTTCTTGCGGAGGTCGTGAAGGACCGAAATTAAAGTGACGACACCGACCGCGAGACCGACGCAAAGGCCGGCGACTCGAAGGTAGACCTCAAGCTGCGAAACCAGTGAGACAGCCGCCGAGCCGATGCTGGCAAACGTCCCCAGCGCCCCGCGCTCGACCGTGCTCATATGGCTATGCAGCAGACTCATGGCTATTTGCGGTAGGCGATGACCGTGCCGCTGTGCAGCTTGATGGCGCTGAAGAAGCCGTCGATGGTCGTGCCGGCCTTGATGAGCGCGGCGCTGGCCTCGGTGGCGTTCGCGGCGCCGGTCAGGTTGCCGGTGAGCGTGTGGAACTTGGTGTCGGTCATCACGTCGATGGAGACGATGTCAGCGGTGACGGTGTTGGTGTCGCCGATGAATTGGCTGCCGGACGTGCGGTTGGTGATGCGGGTATTCGGGTGCATAATTTAGTATTGGTTAACTCTGGCGGTCCACATGGATGGCTGCCCTTGCTGGAAATAGTATTTGTCGCGCTGGGAGATCAGCTCGGACTCGGCCATCTGTTCCATGGCGAGTGCTTTGTCGGTCTGTCCGTCCTCTTGGAGCAAATCTGCACTCAGCATCAGACCGACTGCTTTTGCGATGACGGCGGGCACGGTCGCGGAGAGGTTGCTGGCGCTGTATTCGGTCGGACGGATGCGGTAGTTGACCCAGACGGTGGTTGGTAGGTCGGTGGACTGCGGGAAGCGCACGCTGTCGCCGAGGAGCGTGTAGCCGATCTGGCGCGGGGCAACGTGGGTTGCAGGGTTGTCGCGGAGGACGGCGAAGACTTCGCCCATGGGCGTCTGGCCGACTTGCTCGTAGGGGATGAAGTAGCCGGTCGTGTCGTTGCCTTCGACGGTGCGTTCTTCGACGCGCATAAGCTCTGGCCAGTCCGTCCACTCCCAGCAGTCGGCGATGCGTTCGTTGGCGGCGGCGGTCATCATGGTTCTTGCGCCGGATGGGATGGCGTCGATGGTGCTGGCGTCGTTGCCGACACGTTGCCATGCGCGGAGGAGGATGGACTGTAAGGTGACTGTGCGCATTAGCTGTTGAGTGCGTTCATGGCCGACTGGACGGCGGCTTCAAAGGTGACGCTGGGATTCGGCCAGTCGTTACGCGGCGCCGGATTGGCGGCGAACATGGTGAGGACTTGCTGCAAGTAGGCTTCGACGGCGTCTAGCTCGGGGCTGGTTTTGCCTGCGGCGGTGAGGGACTGGCGCAAATACAAAAGTGTAGGCTGGCGGTCGCCTGCGAGGCCGACGGATTTGAGGTGTTCTTCGGCGGTGATCGGCTCGGCTTCCGGTGCGGGTGCGGGCGGAAGTGTGGCGAGGTCGATGTCGGCCAAGCGGACGGCGGATGTTCCAGCGGGCGGTTGCCACTTGGCGGTGTCGCCGTCCCAGAGGACGACGTTGACGAGGTGCCCGTTGGCTTGATCGAGGATGGCGTATTGCTCGGCCATTAGAAGTAAGTGGTTATGACGACGATGCCTTGCGCTCCGTCGCCGCCTTTGCCCTCGCCGCCAGCGTCGTTGTCGCAGGCGCTGCCGCCGCCGCCGCCGCCGCCGTAGAGGCCGCCGTTGCCGCCGTTGTTGGCTTGGCCGCCGGTGCCGGGCGATCCGCCGCCGCCGCCGGAGCCAAGGTAGCCGCCGATCCATGTTGCTCCGGCATTGCCTGCGGCGTTGGCAACAAACGTGCCGCCTGCGGTAGACGTGACGTTGCCAACCGCGCCGCCGTTAGCGCCGTTGTAGTAGGTTGTGGCTTGCTTGCCACCACCGCCGCCACCGCCTGCGGCGGTTCCTGTTGCTGTGCCGGCTGCTGTCGCGTTGGCAGTGAAACCTCCGGCGCTGCTTGCGCCGCGGCCTACAGCGGTTGCATAATAGAGACCTAAACCCGAAGATGCGCCATACCCCGTTCCGCCTGCGGTGCTTGTGCCGCCGCCGCCACCGCTAACGGCAGTAGACGTAATTGCCCCAAAGCTGCTTGCGCCGCCGCCGCCGCCGCCGCTGCCGCTGGAGTTGTTGGGGCGATTTCCAGCGCCACCGCCGCCACCAGCCCCGACTGTGACTGTTACAGTGTTGTCGAGTGCTGCTGCGTCAATCCAACCAACACTGACTGAACCGCCAGCGCCGCCGCCGCCGCCGCCGCCGTTGTTGGCTGTCGTGTCGCGGCGTCCGCCGCCGCCACCACCGCCTCCGGCAACGATGAAGTAGTGGACGAGCTTGGCTCCGGCGGGTTTTGTCCACGTGTCGTTGGCGGTGTAGACGCGGGTGTCTACGAGCTGGGATGTGAGGGCGATGGTGCCGGAGCTATTGGGGACGGTTAAGGTCCGGGTGGTGCTGGCGCTGATGCCGGAGAGTTGGAAGGCTAGATTTTTGGAGCTGTCGGCGTTGTCGTAGAGGAGGAAGTTGGCGTCGTTGAAGACATCCGGCAGAATCCCCGCGTAGGTCCAGTCCGTTGCGCGTGTTCCGGTGGTGGCAACACGAATGTAGATGCCCGCGGGCTTGCGGTTGATGAGCCAAGTGCCTTCGGGTTCGCGGACGAGGTAGGCGCTGTCTATGGCTGGCGGGTTGGCGGTGGGCAATGCGCTGAAGTTTTGCACCTCGCCGTCGATGTAGGACGCACCGCCGCCGCCGCCGGAGCCGGTGAAGTCGAAGTTGCCTGTCAGCGGATTGAACTTAATGGCCATTAGCTGCGGGTCACTGTGGCGATCTTTGCGTCATCGCTGGACGGCGTGCCGCCGACATAGGTGAAGGTGAGCGTGGCGACTGTCTGGCTGCCCTCCTTGTAGACCACCGTCGAAAGATTGTTTGTCGTGGAGACGTAATTCAGCTCCACCGCGTTGTGCTGCGGGATGTTTAGTCCGGCGATGTTTCTGACTGAGACGTTGGGGTGCATGGGTTAGGCGGCGGGTGCGGCGGTCATGCCGAGTTGCTGGTCTTGCGCCATCTTTTGCAGCGCGGGCTGGGCGCCGGTGCGGCCGATGACTGCGTTTTGCTGCTGCTGGAGCTGGAATTGGAAGGCTTGTGCCCTCGCGTCGATCATGCTGCGGAAGATTTCGTCTTGCTGATACCGCTGCTGGACGGCGGGGTTGGACTGAATGATTTGCTGCAAGGTTTGCAGCCTTACCTGCGCGTTTTGTCCGCCTTCTTTGAGCGGCGGTTCGGTGCCTGCGGCGATTTTTGCGAAGGCGGTTTGTTCGTCTTCTTGCTCGGCGGCGGTTGCTACTCCGATGTCCTGCACGATGAGGTCGGCGAGGTTTTGGTCGAGGGCCGCCATCATGAAGCGCACCAAATTTGCGCGGTCCAAAATCCCGAAGGAGTCCAGGGGCACTAGGGTGTTTGCGACGAACGTAAGTTTGGCCTCGAGGGCGGCTGCGTCGAGCGTGCGGGCATCGAAATCCGCTACCACGTCAAACTGCCCGCGGATGTCGGCGGCGCCTTCGGTCA